GCAAAACAACGCACTGGCTTTCAGGCTAGTGATCCATCATTCGGGTATTGATAATGGCAGAACAAGAAGAAATGTTTGAAACAGATGAAGTCGTAGCTGCAGAAGACAGTACTGACAGTATCTTTGAAACTAAATCAAGTGTAGTCTCTTTTGTTGAAGAGCGTTACAAACGTGCTGAGGATTCTCGCTATGCGGATGAGGAGCGTTGGCTAAAAGCTTACCGTAACTATCGTGGCTTGTATGGTAAGGACGTACAGTTCACAGACACTGAGAAGTCTCGTGTATTTGTTAAGGTCACTAAGACTAAAACACTGGCAGCATACGGTCAGATCGTAGACGTATTATTCGGCAATAACAAGTTTCCTCTGTCTGTAAATCCTTCTGTGCTTCCTGATGGTGTAGCTGAGTCGGTACACATTAACGTTGACCCTAATGCCGCTGCAGCTGGTGAAGCTTTAAAGCCTGTAACTCAGAAGGGTGCAGCACAGCCTTACTTGCTTGATGGTAGCACTAAGCTAGAACCCGGTGAGACCCTCGCAGATCTCTCTAAACGTCTTGGCCCTCTTTCTAGTAAGCTAGAAGCTGTATCAGATAAGATCATTGAGGGTGACGGTACTACACCAACTACTGTAACATTCCATCCTGCTATGATTGCAGCTAAGAAGATGGAAAAGAAGATCCATGACCAGCTTCAAGAGTCTGGCGCTTCTACACATCTACGCTCTATGGCATTCGAGATGGCTTTGCTTGGCACAGGTGTCATGAAAGGCCCGTTTGCTGTAGATAAGGAATACCCTAACTGGGATGAGCAGGGTGAGTATGACCCTATTGTAAAGACTGTACCTGAGTGTAGCCACGTTTCTGTGTGGGACTTCTATCCTGACCCAGAAGCCAAGTCTATGAATGATGCAGAGTATGTTGTTCAACGTCATAAGATGTCTCGCACACAGCTTCGCTCACTCAAGTCTCGCCCTTACTTTATGTCTGACTCAATCGGCATGGCTATTGATAAAGGCCCAAGCTACATTCAGAAGTACTGGGAAATGACTATGGAGGATGACGATACACAGCCAGCCTCTGAGCGTTGGGAAGTATTAGAGTTCTGGGGCTTTGTTGATACATCCGTACTTGAAGAGCATGGTGTAGCTATCCCCAAGTCACTTAAAGACCTAGATGAAGTAAACTGTAATGTGTGGATCTGTAATGGTGAGGTACTTCGCTTTGTACTTAACCCATTCAAACCTACACGTATCCCTTACTACTCCGTACCCTATGAGCATAACCCTTACTCCTTCTTTGGTGTAGGTATTGCTGAGAACATGGATGATACTCAGACATTGATGAATGGCTTTATGCGTATGGCTATTGACAATGCTGCACTGTCTGGTAATCTTATCATTGAAGTAGATGAGACCAACATGGTTCCGGGTCAAGACTTATCTGTGTACCCAGGCAAGGTGTTCCGGCGTCAGGGTGGTGCTCCAGGGCAAGGAATCTTTGGTACTAAGTTCCCTAACGTAGCACAAGAGAACATGCAACTCTTTGATAAGGCACGAGTTCTAGCTGATGAGAGTACTGGATTTCCTAGCTTTGCTCATGGACAAACCGGAGTATCAGGCGTTGGGCGTACAGCTTCTGGTATCTCCATGCTTATGAGTGCTGCTAACGGTTCTATTCGGACGGTAGTTAAGAACGTAGATGACTACTTGATTCGCCCACTAGGTAAAGCATTCTTCTCATTCAACATGCAGTTTGACTTTGATGAGAAGATTCGAGGTGACTTAGAGGTACATGCCTCTGGTACAGAAAGCTTGATGGCTAACGAAGTACGGTCACAACGCTTGATGCAGTTCCTGCAAGTTGCACAGAACCCAGTACTAGCTCCCTTTGCTAAGATGGACTACATCATCCGTGAGATTGCTAAGTCTATGGATCTTGACCCAGACAAGGTTACTAACTCCATGCAGGATGCGGCTATCCAAGCTGAGATCCTAAAAGGCTTCCAGGCTCCCGTACAGCCTCCTGCAGGGCCAGAAGGCGTTAACATGCCTCAGGGTAGCCCAGCACCAGAAGGACAGGCTCCACAGGGCGTACAGGACACCTCAGGTGGTGGTGGCTCTCAGATAGGCATTGGCACAGCACCTACACCGGGTGAGCAAGGGTTTACTGGTAATGTCGCTTAAGAAGCTAGTTAACGATAAACAGATATGGGATGCGTTCATTGAGGAGCTTGATGGGTGCATCTCTTCCACACATAGAAGTATGGAAAACATCTCTGATACTGCAGAGCTATACCGACATCAGGGTGCTATCAAAGCGCTGAGACAACTAAAGTACTTGAGGGACAAAGTGAATGGCTGACTTAGATAAGCAGACAGAGGAAGCTTTAGGTTGGGCTGCAGAAGGTAAGAAACTTGCTGTAGACATTCCAGAGGTGTCTTTTAAAGATGCTGCTACCTTTGTTGCTAGTGCTACACCTATCATTGGTGACGCTATGGCTGCTAAAGATGTCTATGACGAACTACAAAAAGATGAGCCTAATTACTACTTAGCGGGTGCGCTGGGCGGGGCTGCTCTTGTAGGACTTGTACCAGGCTTAGGCGATGTTGCTGCTAAAGCCATTAAAAAGGGTGCTAAAGAAGTATTTGATGTAGCCAAGCGTGTAGAGGTAGACCCTAATGCTATGGGTTCTGGTCTTGGTAATGTACAATTAAAACCTAAACAGGATGATGTAGAAGAAGCCGCTGCTATTTTAGAGAGTGATGATGCTCTTTCAGCGTGGCAACAGGCTAATAAAATACCAGAGAATAAACGTCAAGCAAATACAGAAGCTTCTAAAGCTGCTGCAGAAGATTTATACCAAGGTAACATCACCTCCAAAGAAGCTCGTAATATAATAAAAGAAGACCTACCTGTTACTTCTATATACACAGAAGAGACTATGCCATTAATGCCTACTGTTGCACAGGTCGCAGGGTCTTTAGGAAAGAAGGTACAGAAGACAGGTGTTGTAGGTGTGAAGGGCTTTGACATCCCTGCAGGCACTCGTGTAGGCTCTAGGTTAGATATACCTGCATATAACAACTACGACACTTGGGTTGTATCTATACATGACGGTAAGAATGATACAAAAGGTTCTGTATTAGGTTATGGTCAAGCTGTTCGTCTTAAGAACATTAAGTTTGGATCTGAGTCACAGGATGCCTTGGATATAGCTAGAGGTAAAGCACGATTAAGGGGCGCTAAAGCAGGGACTGATACTCCAGAGAAACCTATGGGTAAGGCTACTATTGCTCGTGTGTATGGTGACTATGTTCCAGAAGACCCTTATTCTTTACAAGAACAAGCACGTAAGCTTTTATCTGACCCTGAGTGGACACAAGTAGGTATGAACCCTTACAGGCAGAGTAACTTCTATGATAAGAATACTGGTCTTCCCGTATTTGAGGCTGATGAGGTTATTCAGGTAGGGCCATTAGTATTGGCTAAGGGTGTAAAGAAACCCACTAAAACACAACTAAAAGAGCTTGCTGTTAGAACTAAAGATGGCAAACTTAGATTATTTAACGAGGGTGGAGCAGTAATGGATGAACAGATGCAAATGGCCTTTGGTGACCAGCCAGAGGTAGATCCCGTGTCAGGCAATGAAGTCCCTACAGGCTCCTTACCAGAAGAAGTACGTGATGACATCCCTGCTCAACTAAGTGAGGGTGAGTATGTTGTACCTGCTGATGTAGTTCGTTTCTTTGGTGTCAAGTTCTTTGAGGATCTACGTACAGAAGCTAAGACAGGCTTCAATGCTATGGAAGCTAATGGACGTATTGGTGGTGAGCCTATTGGTATGGAGATGGGTGGTGATGAACTACCCTTTGACATCTCTGAGCTACAGATAGTTGACGATGGTGAGCCAGAACAACCTATGATGAACAAGGGTGGTTACATCTCTGGTTATGCTCCTGGTGGGTTAGTCGATACAGGTGACATCCCTCTGACAGAAGAGAACTACCAAGGCACAGGCATGGAGCAGCGCCAGTATAGCAATGCTGCAGGTAATATCATTACTATTCTGTTCTTCAACGGTATGCCTATGAGTGCAGTGCCTGATGGGTATTCTCCCTACACTCCTGATGCTGTACCTAGTGAAGCTAAAGAAACTGCAACTAGTGACGATGATAGTTCGTTTGACCCAAGTGCATCTGATCCAGAGCCTATTGACTACAAAGGCTTGTCAGCAGCAGAGTTACGTGACCTAGTTGATGCACAGAAAGATACAAATAGAACCACTATTGCATTAGGTTTAGGTATGGTTAATCCTCTTATTGGTATGGCCTTCAAAGCAGCTACGTGGCATCAATCTAAGCAGGTCACTAAAGAGCTTGCGAGACGTATGGAAGATCCTTCCTTGGATGCTAAACAAAAGGCTTTCTATACAGATCTTACAGAGACTATGACTGCAGATCAGCCTGGTTTGTTTGAGCGTCTGTTTGGTAAGACAGAAGAAGCTAAGAAGCCTGAGGTAGCACCTACAGCACCACCTCCTGTAATGACGCCTGAGGCAGTAGAAGCAGCTATGACTGATACCCCTGGTGTAACAGAACCGTATACTTATACACCTGAGGCAGGTTACACTCCTGCTGCAACAGCTGCAGAAACAGCAGAAGTTAAAGCTGCTAATGATGCTCTCAAAGCAAGTCCAGTACCACGTACCACTGCGCAGTTACGCAAAGACAAGGAAGATGATACGTTCTCCGCAACAAAAAGCGCTATATCTAGGTCTAGAGATATTCAAAAAGAATCTGAGGATACAGGTAAGAGTATTGCAGAGATTGGTCGTGAGTCAGCACCCTCTACTGCTCCTCAGTCAGAGGATGATAAAGCAGCGGAGGAAGCAGGTGCAACTCGTGGTGCAGGCGGTCAGCGAGGCATGAACAAAGGCGGCCTGATGAAGAAGAAAAAGAAGTAACTACTAGACTACCCATAAAACTATAAGGCTACCCAGCTAAGGCTGGCCCCAACATAAGGAGTAATAAATGTCGGAAGCCCTAATTCAAACGGACTCAAAGTCCCACAAACGTAACCTTTCTCGTGTAGAACGTGATGAGGCTGAGCTACGGGAACTGCTTAAACAGGCAGGCGTAACACAAGATGAAACAGAAGAAGAAGCTGTTGAAGCGCAACCCTATAGCTCAGAGCCTAGCGAACCCCAAGTTCAGGCAGAGAGTAGTACCAAACAAGAAGAAGAACCACAAGCCAAAGCACAAGATGAAGATCTAAGCCCTGAGGAAAAGAACTTCAAGAAACGTTATGGTGATCTACGGCGACACACTCAAGAGAAAGAGAAAGCGTTTCAGGCACAACTAGATAAGCTTACAGCACAGCTAGATGCAGCTACAAAGAATGAGCTTGTACTACCTAAGTCAGAAGACGAAGTAGAGGCTTGGGCTAAGAAGTATCCAGATGTAGCAGGTATCGTTGAGGCTATCGCTGATAAGAAAGCTAGTGAGCGCTCCTCTGAGCTTGATGGACGTTTAAAAGAGATTGAATCTTTACGTTCTACAGCTAAGCGTGAGAAGGCAGAAGCAGAGTTACTCTCTTTTCACCCCGACTTCCAAGAGATTCGTGCAGATGATGCGTTCCACTCTTGGGCAGAGAAACAACCTAAAGTCGTACAGGATGCTCTGTATGAGAACAGTGAAGACGCTAAGTCAGTTGCACGTGTTATTGATCTTTATAAGGCAGATCAAGGCATTAAGACTAAAGCCTCTTCTAGTTCAGATAAGGCAGCAGCGTCCTCGATTAAAGCTAAAGGACGTGCTACACCAGACACAGATGATTCATCTAAGTACATCACTGAGTCACAGGTAGCTAAGATGTCTATTAAGGAATACGAGAAGCGCATGGATGAGATCTTTGATGCTCAGCGCTCTGGTAAGTTTATTTACGATATGAGTAAGAAATAAGTTGACAAACTCTCATTAGTAGATAAAACTATAGGTATGTACAGTGTCAGGCATAAACTGCCTGTACATGCTTTTCAATAAGCACTAGCCACACCAAAAGAACTACCTCAGATTATAGGCCCAGCGCTCAACGGACGGCCATCCTTAGAGCAACGCTGACCACCCTACTAAGACGAGCCTCTTTCAAGTGGGTATGTAGTGTCTATCTTCACGCCATATCTTTGAAAGGAATCAATCATGGCTATTACTTCCGCTAGTGGTGGATTTGACGGGAACTTCTCCCCGATTATTTACTCCAAACAAGCACAGATTGCACTTCGCCGTGCAGCTGTAACTAACGCAATCACTAACAACTCTTACTTTGGTGAGATTGCAAACCAAGGCGACACAGTTCGCATTCAAAAAGAGCCAGACGTAACAGTCAACGCTCTGCAGCGTCACACAGGTATCTCAGTAGAGAAGCTTGATGACTCTGACTTCTCGCTCACCATTGACAAAGCTAACTACTTTGCTTTCAAAATGGATGACATTGAAGAGCAGTTTGCAAACGTAGACTTCACCAGCTTGGCTGCTGATCGTGCTGCATATAAGATGGCTGATGCAATGGATGCAGACGTATTGTCTTACCTCTCAGGTCACACATCTGCAGGTGCATTTATTGCTACCTCTAGTGGTGATGCACAGCACGGCACAGCATTAGACAATGCTGCAGTAGAAGGTGAATATCTTGCAGCTAATCACCTAGACGCAACTGACTTCGGTAACTTGACTATTGCTGGTACAGCGACTGCAGGTGACTCCGTACCATTGGCTCCACGTTTGCCAGGTGCAACAGCCCTGTCAGCTACAACTGTATCCCCTTTGACTGTACTTGCACGTATGGCTCGTAAGATGGACACAGCAAATGTAGATGCACGTGGACGTTGGGTCGTTCTTGACCCCGTGTTCGTAGAGATGCTCAAAGACGAAGATTCACGTATGTTGAATGGCGACTTTGGTGGCTCAGGCTTGCAAAACGGTCTGGTGTTGAACAACATTCACGGCTTCCGTGTTTATGTGTCCAATGCTTTGCCTGCTAAAGGCACTGGTGCTGGTACTTCTGGTACA